AAAATAAGAAGATAGCAGTCCATAACACCGCCTGTGCTTTAGATAAACTGCTTACAACTGATGACATATCACCCCTTCCAGCGTGTAGTGGATTTAGTATTTTAATCGTTGGCTCTAGTGGATCGGGAAAATCAACCCTTCTTCATTCTATTATGACCAAGCCAAAAAAAAACGGACAAAGACAATCTTATAAAAATCTTTTTGACAGAATATATGTAATCTCTCCAACACTAGGAGGCAAGTCTGTCAAGGGCGATAAGTTCGCCTCACTACCAGAAGACCAAATCTATAGGAAATTAAGTTTAGAAGTCTTAGATGAACTCGAAGATATTTTATATGAAAATAAAAAAGAAGGACTACATAGTTGCGTAGTTATGGACGATATTGGCTCAGAACTTAAATCTAAAGGAGCGAAGTGTGAAAAAAAACTAGTACAGATGTTACAGAACCGCCGCCATACGCAATGCAGTTATATCACGCTACTCCAAAAATTTAAAGATTGTCCTAACGGCATTCGTTCAAATACTTCTCATCTGGCGTTCTTCCGTCCGCGTAATCGTATTGAGCGAGAGGCAGTAATGCACGAGTTGATGCCCTACGATAACAAAAAAAATGACCAGATTTTCGCCCATATATTCGATAATGAGAAGGCCCGTTTCCCATTTATGTTTATCGATATGTCCTTGAAGAAGAGCAACAAATACTTATTCTATTCAGGATTTAATCCTCTCGTGATAGACGAAGAAACCCCACCATAATTATCTAAAAATTGATTTAAATAAATACTGACATATATAGATAACTATGGACTACAAGAACGGCAAGATTTATATGCTCGAACCTACATGTGAATATGATGAAGGAGATGTATATTATGGACATACCACATCTACATTAGTCAAGCGATTGAGTCAGCATAAAGCCCCATCTAATACTTGTAAATCAAAATATTTAATTGGTAAATATGGGCGTGATAATATCAAGATTGTATTGCTTGAAGAATGCCCTTGTGATAATAAGAGTCAGTTGAAAGCAGTTGAGGCAAAATATCAGCGAGCGAATAAGTGTATCAATAAGCAAGTCGCAGGACGAACAGATAAAGAATATTACCTAGACAAACGTGATACAATTCTCGAACATTCACATGAATATCAAAAAGTCAATTGTGATACAATTAGCGAACAAAAAAAAGAATATTATCAAAAAAATTGTGAAAAGATTAACAAGCAACGGAAAGACCATTATGACATCAATCGTGAGAAGATTCTCGAATATAAGCGTGCCAATAGTGAGAAGATTAATGCTCGTCGCCGCGAAAGATACGCAGAAAAGAAGAAGGAAACGCTGCCTTAATTATTCTCTTCATTTAGAACTTCTGAAAGTAGCCGACCACATGTTGCTTCCATATTCGTACCAATGGCATCTTCCATATAATCGATGATTTTGATCTTTTGCCAATTTTTCAGCGTATTATTTTGAACACCGCGGATCTGTTCTTTGAGCCATTGTTGAAGTTTCAATGGCATTTCACGCTGCACAAGTTTGCTTTGTCCGTTAGTCATTGTTTGTTGATATAGTTAGTGTCTACATCGATGTAAGCAAAAAAGCATTTCAAATTTTTGGAAAATACATACAAAATTAACTTCACATCTAAAAACAATTATCTCATCATAGTATATAATGCCGCCAAAGCAACAGCAAAAACAAAAACAAACCGTCATCGTGAATATCGGCGATAAAATCGTTAAGCGTAAGCGTAAGCGGAAAGCAAAACCACGGCGTAAAGCACCATCATCAGTTGAATCTATTGCCTACCAAGAAGCAATCCAGGGCGGATTGCCTTTATTTATTCGCACCCAAATGCCTGTAGCAAGTAATGTACAAACAGATCAAGTTTTATTTCAACTTGCCGATGTGACAAAACAACTAAATCAACTACAAGAACGACAGCGACACGCAACTGGTAATTTAATGGCGGGACAACGAGCAGCGGAGAGAGAAGAGCAACAAGCAGAGCAACCTCTTTCAACTGTTCCAGAGCTGGGTGCTCCTAGAGGCAGAAGAAAACAAAGAAGCGATATAGGAGTTCCTCGTGGTCCGAGTATGCGGACCGCATCTCGAGAGGCAGCTCTTCACGGAGCAAGGCTCCAATCAGTTATGAATCCAGTTGAGGTTGCTCCATCGCAAATGACTGGAACAAATTTTTAATCTCTCTCTATAATATAATGGATACATACCACATATTAAATTTTAATCAAATATTTAGTGAAAATGCTTTTTGTTTATCTCAGCGGTTAGGTATTGAAATATTAAAAGAGTTTTCTCCACAGAAAGATCACACATACATTATTTTTGGAGCACACGAACAAGCAGCAACATTGTATTTAATTCAAATATCTAACCCAAGTTTTAAATATATAATCATTAACTCTGAACCACCTCAAAGCGATGTGTTGCGTAATAAGTATTATCTCTCTCTAATGAAAAATAATATTGTTTTAGATTACCATACAATCTCATCTAACTACTTGAAATCTTTAGGCATTAGAGTTTTCGGACAATATTGTTTTGAGTTTCCAGAATATAAAAACTCCAACGAGAGAGAAATTGACATATTATTTGTTGGTAGCAAAAGCGATCGAAGAGAAACAATTTATACACGCCTTCAAGAGAGATATCCTGATAAAAAAATAGAGTTTCATTTTGATTGGAAGTATCTAGATCAGCAAGAACTAACTAAATTACTTCATCGTGCTAAAATCGTATTAAATATACCATATTATAATTCAAACATTCTTGAAACACATCGGATAAACAAAGCTTTGTCTTGTGGTTGCAAAGTCGTATCGCTTTTTAGCGGTCATGAACCGACAGACAAGTTTTACGCAGATTACATATATTTTACTCATGACCTGTTTGACTTTTTGGACGAAGAACCCTTGCTGGTAAAGCGTTCATATGCTGAACTGCTATCATCTAAATCTCATATAGGAACCAAAATTAAGTGGATTTTGTCTCAATTATCAAAAAATTGAAACATTAAAATAAAATCAATTATATAACGAGATGCCCAATTTTGCGAATGGAAAGATTTACAAGATTACAGGCGGAGATGAAACTTATTATGGGTCGACAGCTCAGACACTTGAACAAAGAATACAGAAACATAAAGGCAGTTATAAACGATGGAAAAATAAAACTGGGAGCAACTGCATGTCTTTTACCATATTCGACAAATATGGATTCGATAATTGTCCTATTGAACTCGTTGAGGCATATCCGTGCGAAACTAAAAAAGAGTTGCTAATTCGAGAAGATTGGTATATTAAAACGATGGAATGTATTAACAAAAATTCGGCATATTCAAGCAGAGAAGAAAATCTTGAGAAAAGACGACAATACCACCAAGATAACAAAGAAGAAATAAAAGAGAAAAAGCGTCAATATCGTCAAGACCATAAAGAAGAAATTAAACAATATCGTCAAGATAACAAAAAAGCAATTAGCGAGAAAAATAAAGAAAAAATCGTGTGCGAGTGTGGTCGAGAGTATCGTAAATGTGATATAGCAAGACATCGCAGAACCGCATTCCATTTAGCGAACATTTAAATCTAACCATATAGTATCAAGATGTCTTTTACAAGTTCAATAGCAGGTTGCCCTCCAAATAGTTCATTTATCTTTACTACTACCTCTGTCTCGGCGACAAATGGTTCATTTGAAAACTTATCCGCTACTAATGCGAGTATAGTTAATTTAACAACGACTACATTTAGTCCAGTCAATGTAAATAGTTCTTTAGTAGATACCACCGAATTAATAGCTGTTAGCGCATCAATCTCTCAACTATCTGCGAGTAGTGTGTCAGTTGATTATATCACGGCAGGAAATATTCAAGCTCAAGACGCCAACATCAGTTCTATTCAATCAGAATTTTCAACAATTAGTCAAAGGTTATTTATCCAAGACAAATCTGTAGCAGGGCAAACTTCTTATATTGAAAGAGATGCTAATATTTTAAAATTTTGCGGAAGTCTTCTAGGACCAGATATAGATCCGACTATCGAGTTTTATACTAACCAAGGTGTTGGTTTTCCAAAATTAAAAATACTTGCTAATAGCGATTTAGTGGAAACAAATAATTTAAATGTCATTGACGCGGTAGAATGCAATCAACTACTTTGTAATACGACACTAGAAACAAGCCAATTAAATTGCAATTTTGTATCTAGTGCGAATATTGCAAATCTTGGACTAATAACAACAGATAGACTTGAGGCACAAACTATTAAAGCAGATTTATCAGAAAATCTTGCTGCTGGACAAGGCATCTCTCTTTCAACTGTCGCAGGAATAACCACTATAAATAATATTGGTAGTGTAACCGATCCGCTAAACATAGGAACGATTAATGTGAGCAATTTATCGGCACACCAAATACACGTGTCAAATATGTCGCTAGATGGTACGCTTGGAGGTAATACAGCAAATTTACTCGTAGCAAATATCCAATCGGTTAATAGTAGCGTAATAACTGCCGATGTTATTACTGGAAATATAGGAGGCAATTTACAATCTGGAAATAATATTTTTTTAAATACAGTCAATGATGTTACAACAGTCTCGACAACCGCCAACTTAACCACAAACATTCTTCAAGCAAATATTTTGCGAATAGAAGACAGCACGTTACCTGATAACACCACTATCGCACGATCATCAAATGTAATAGATATAATTGGAACAACAAACAATGTGTCAGTTGATTTTAATTTCTTTTTATCTAATCCTACTGCTCGGCAACCTATTTTAACATTAGATGGAACTTCATCTGCCGCAGTCGTACATGGTAATTTAAATGTATCTGGTTTAATAGTAGGAGATGTAAGCAGCAATTTATTAGCAGGAACAGGAATCTCCCTTACAACCATAGCAGGAGTAACTACAATCCAAAATACGGCACAAACAAGCGACCCATTAAATTTGTCTGTTTTAAACGCATCAACTATTAACTCTAGTAATATAAATAATTCATCAACCATAACAACACTAGATTTAAACGCTACAAATATCGGTTCGGTTTTAGTAGCATCGACCGATGTTATCGCAACCACAGCAACGGCGGCAACAATTAATACATCAGTTGGAAATATATCAACTGTTAACTCTAATCATATCAATAACATTAACACTCTTACTACAGCTGGTTTAGTGAGCGATACGATCCATTGCTCTTCTCTTCATTCTTCTCAAACAATCTTCGCAAACAATATCTCTTTTACTAATGGAATTGTTGGACAGGTGGGGACTTATTTAATTTGTCAAGATATCGCATCGGTTAGTATAGCAGCAGATGACATTAACATTTCATCGGTTGCTAATATATCAACTTTAAATGTCCAAACACAAATGACCGCAACTAATGCGAGTTTTTTAAATATATCCGCATCTAATGCTATTACATCGACATCTTTAACCGCAGACATCAGCAGTAATTTAACGGCAGGTTCTGGTATTGCTTTATCAACCGCATCTGGAATAACAACAATTGAGGCAACTGGTGGGTTATCAACTTCAACTCAATATGCTTTTCAAGTTACGAGTAATTTAAATAATAATCAATCTATTGTGCCGGGGTCTGTTGCAATCTTTGACGCAATCGAAATATGCGTCCCATCTACATCTGCATATAACACATCAGGATATTATTATACATGCCCAGTAGCCGGATTATATAAATTTGGATTAAAAGCGTTTATTAACTCAGATGTGGATAATTTTAGATTGGCGATATGGAAAAATGGCGGTTTTTTAATGGCTATGGGGGGAGCGGGCAGTGAAGCATCTGAAGCGTTTGAAACAATAAACCAAATGGCGGCGGGTGATACTGTTTACGTTGGTTGTGTCTCCGGTCAAGCATATGTTTATATGGCGTCAAAACATTCTTGGTGGTATGGACATTTACTACAACCAGAAAATAATACAGTAGGTATAACAACAGATTTGAGTGTTGGAACTTTGAACGCATTAACCAGTATAACAGCACCAACCATAACTGGCGAAATATCAGGTAATTTATCTCAAGGCAATAATATTGTATTAACCACCGCGTTAGGTGTTACAGAGATTGGTACAATTCCAGATTTAACAGCAAATAGTATAACAACAGCAACAGCAAACATAATCAACCTTTCCACTCCATTACTCGGTGTAGGTAGTTTTTTTACAAGAAGACAAAATGGCGTATATAGTCCTGGGTCATCTTCTCAACAGTATTATTCTAATTTTGATACGGCGGTTGTTTCTAATCCACACGTTTCATGGGTCACGCCAAATATCGGAACGGGCGGTGCTAACACTGGATTTATTATTAATACATCTGGAACTTATAAAATAGATTGGACATTCATCGCTCATTCAGTTGCGTATAATAATCGTATTGGTTGGTTTACAAGATTATATAAAAACGGAGCCACATGGGATGCTGACAGATATGTAGGATTTATATATACCCGTGGAGATCAAACATCATTCGCACAATGGGGAAGCTCTAGTAGTCACTGTATTGTCAATTTAGTCGCAGGAGATTACATACACCTTGTAACCAATATTGCAAAATCGAGCCCGCTCCATAACAACTTATGGGACCAAATAGAAGCCGGTTGGGGTGCCGTGTGTAGTTTCCAGATATTAGCATTTGCTTAAAATATAAAATTGAAACATACTTAAAGATAACTCAACACAATATATAACAATATGTCACCAGGAAAAGAAGATTGGAGTTTAGGCAAAATATATAAAATCATTTCAAACAATCCAGATATTAAGGAAGTTTATTATGGTTCAACTTGTCAAAGACTATTGTGTATGAGAATGGCGACTCATCGTTGTTGCTATAAACGTTGGCTTGATGGAAAGTGTGGCGCGACTACTTCATATTATTTATTTGAAAAATATGGTGTAGAGCAGTTCCATATAGAATTGGTTGAAAATTATCCTTGCGAGAATGCAGAGCAACTACATACACAAGAGAATATTTATATTCGTGGTAATGAATGTATTAATAAACGCTCCGCAATAACAACACGAGAAGAACGAGCAATTAGAAAGCGTCAGCAATACATCGACAATATCGAAGAAAAAACGGCATATCATAAACAATATCGAGATAAGAATAAAGATAAGATTGTTGCAAAACGACAAGAAAATAAAGAAGAGATGAAAATATATAACAAACAATATCGTATCGATAATAAGGAAGCCATCTCAACCAAAAAGAAAGAAAAAATTACCTGCGAGTGTGGGTGTGTAATTGTGAAAAGCACTTTAAACCGCCATCAAAAAACTGAGAAACATAAATCTTTAATTGCGTCCAATACTTAAAAAATAATATCTTTTCTATATGTATATGGAAAACATTTTAACGAAAAAGCAATTTTCAGATAAAACAGCAAAAGTATATATTTCAATTGTCAAGCGTCTTCAAAAACTTAATTTCAAGTTTCCAAATAAAAAGAACGAGAAGGTAGATTATATCCGCCAATTCTTTAGCGATAATGAACTATCGAAGGCTTCAACAAAACTCGATCTTTTAAATTTGGTGATAGTTTTGAGAACGATTGAAAATTTGCAGACAGACAAATTGAAAGACTACCGCACAGAATTAGCGAAAGAACGCCTGAACAACCAAGTCGGAAAGATGGCGGACCTTAAAGACAAACTCATGTCTGTACCGGACTACCGAGAGCAACTACTAAAAGCATTTGAAGCAGGGGAGTGGAAAAAGTTTATTGTCGGATATCTTATGTTGACATACGGAACCCGTAATCTTGATGTAGACGCCATTATCGTTAAAAGCAAAAAAGAAGCAACAGATGAAAAACAAAACTATCTTATTCTCTCTAATAAAAAAGTTGTATGGGTTCGCAATCATTATAAAACAGTTAAAAGTTTCGGTTCGCAGACGCATGAGATTACAGACCAAGAGTTCATCAAAGCTGTTAAATCTCATGGACCAGGTCGATTGTTTGATGAAGGCAAAATGGCGAATCAATTAAAGAAAATTCTAATCGGTGGAATGAACGAGGCGAAAGTTTTTAAAATGATTATCGACGACGCATACGACGACAAAGACACAGAGAGAATTAACGAACTATCTAAAAGCAGAGGGACCAGCATCGCGACAATCAAAGGGTTTTATAATATTAATGCGGAACACGAGATAATCAAGCAACTATAGCAGATTATTATCTAACTATAATGTATAAATGGAATTCGTGGAGAGATATGTATACGCAGACAAAGTGTCGGCAACTGTATATGGAAACCATATTAAGGTAAACCTTAACGGAACTGGTGGGCGTGTTCCTTACGCTTTGGTCGAGGTTGTATCAATTATAATAAGCGACGATGTAGACCATCAAGGAATCGTGCTATCTATGGAAGAAGATGTGCCTAACTTTAACTCTACTAGAAACAAAGGAACTGTGTTGGCGCTTGTTGGACTTGATGCCCTTCAAGGTGCAAACTACCATTATTCTTTGGTCGGTCAAGGAACAAAAGCATTGACTTATGGTTCTTTAGAAAATGTTGTCCTTACCATAACTAATACGGCAGGCGGTAGTATTGTTGTCAACTCTCTTGACTCTATCAGTATTCTTTTTAAGTGTTCGTATCCTAGACCTGACGAGATTCAAGATACATTTAGAACACAGATTCCGTTGCCGAGTCGTGTTTAAATTGGCGAATTTAATTAAAAAGCAAGGGGGGTGCCTTGATGCCGGACCAGATAATATGTTTATAATATGTTTTCTATAAGTTTTTAACATATTATATACTTAATTATATCTATTTATCATAATATAGAAGAATAATTATAATTATTGTAAAATATTATCTTAAATACTTATAATATATTAAATAATATATGAAATACTTATAAAAAACATATTATTTAGTTATTATCTGCTTCGGAACAAGGCCCGCTATTTGAATCAGAGTAGTTTTAAAGAATAGCATCGGGACTATTGTCATCTAATGGATTGCTATTTAGACTCGAATTCGAACTGCTACCGCTCGATGGAGAGGGTGCTTTAAAATCTCTCTTGTATATTTCTTTCTTTGGTAGTAGAGCAAGATTATCTTTATAAGAGTTGCTTATTAATGCCGATGCTTCATATAGCTCTGTGTAATCTCGGTAATATTTCTCTAAAGCATCACACCCTAACTGCTTGCGGTTTTCTCTGTCGAGATTAAGTATTTTAAATATGTCAATAGATAACTGATAATATTTCTTGGAGGTATCCAATTCTAATTCAATTGTTTCGGTTATTTTCATATATAACTCGATGCTATTTATGACTGATACCGAGAGCGTCATTAAGCAAACAATTGCACTGATATGTGCCTGTGATAAATATGCCGTTAGTCCTACCGAGGCAACAGAGGCAATCGATGAGATTGCTATGGTTGGGAGTTTAAAATATTGTCCGATTGATTTAAATCTAAAGTATCGCAGTTTGTGATACTTGGTCATGTGAACACAATTCTGTCTAACGTTCTCAAGTAGGGCCTCAATATCATCAGTCCAACTCATACATTAAGTTTAGATTTTTATGCGAATATCATACGATTCTGAACCTTGGGTAAAACTCTGGGCGTGTCAGGCTCGACTGGTGTCTTTTTGGCACGCGGTTTTTTTGGTTCGTCGGTTGGTTCGCTATTATGGTAATGATGATGGACTTCGGTGATGGTTTGTTTTTTTTCCTTAACCTTCTTCTCGGCAACAGGTTTAACTTCTTTTTTTACTTTAAGTTGCCCCCTATCTTTTAGCTTCTTGAGTTCGGCTAGTTCCGCTCGCTCTTGCGCTTCAACTTGCTTTTTTGCACTTGCCTTAAGTGCCTTTGCCTCTCTCGCTTTCTGAAGTTTATCACCTACCACAACTTGGTTAACTGGTTGTTTCCTGTTATATACTCTTTTTCCCTTAATCTCTGGAACGGCAGCTTTAGGAACTTTCTTAAGCACTGCCTCAATTTCTTCACATTCAGATTCGCTACTCGAAACGGACTCGTCATCACTATAATCCGCCATTTGTATATTAAAGAGAGATTTTATTTTTTTCTTTCTATAATATATAATGGCAGAACTAGTTGAGGTCGATGTTGTTAAAAACAAAGTGTTCGTTGTCGGCGATGAAATTAAACTCATTAGCGATATTGAGGAATGCGATAAACCAGAGTTTGTTGATTTAACGGATACGCAACTTCTTGGTATGTTTAAAAATCTTGCTAAAGTAAATGATGATGGAGATATTGCTGAAGAACCTTTAGGCAGTGAATATGATTATGAAATATATGATGCTGAATGGTATGCCGAGAGATTTCCGGGCTTCACACCACGAGAGTACTGGTTCATGAGCGAGGCGGCAAAAGATGAAAACCGGGTTTTAGATTCTATTGAAGATGCTAAAGAAACTCTAGAGAGAATTGATTAAGTAATGTTTAGTTTCTTCTTTTTATGATGCTCGTGTTTATATATCTTAATCTTCTCGGCGTTATCAATTTGGTATTGCTTTTGGTATTCGATTTTTTTCTCTCTGTTGGCGTTGTAGTGGTCTTTTGCCTTTTGCTTAATCCGTTCTTTGTCTTTCTGATAGGCTGCCGCTTTGACTGCCTTGATATGTTCCTTATTATTTTTGCAACGAACTTGATATGTTGTTTTATAATCTTGCCAGTATTCTTTTCTATCTCTGTCGGCAATTGCCTTATTAACACATTTATTTTCTCGTTGATGTTTGCCTTCGTATGTAGCAAGTTCTTTTTTATTATTACACGGACAGGTTTCCATCAATTCTATTTTACAATTTTCCACGCCATAAGCACTAAATACAATATTAACAGTGTTTTGTTTATTTGCCTTAAATCCAGCACGATGCTGGCGGAATCTCTCGTTTAATTTCTGACAAGTTGAACCGATATAAATTAAATCTCCTAATTGAGAGCACACCTTATAAATCTTGCCTTGCTGATAATCTACTACCATCTTATGTATATTGCCTTCTTCGCTTTAAGTGTGTTTCACGATTCAATTTTATATTTTAATGTAAAAATATAAAAAATAAAAATGAGAGCATAACCGCTTCATACTGAGATACTCCACACAGCAGATCCTTTCATATCAAGCGACAATAACGTCGTGAACTGAGCGAAAAAATCAAGGTTGTAGTCAGCAGTATGAACACCGTATACGCCCTTCCACTGAACGGTCGAAGCGATTGTGCTAATACCAGAGTAAATGGTAGCAGATTTACCATCAGATAGTCCAG